ATATTCTCAGCAGTCACGTTGAGTGCGCTGATATCCACTTTGGTTCTAAGGCCTTCAGTCAGACGGCTTACACCAGCTTCGAGCGAGTTGGCTCGTTGTTTAAAGGTCGATTCAACTGTTGAAATCTGACCTTCTATATCTTCAGGAGCTTCTGAATAAGAAGTATCTACATCGCTTATTTCAAACTTCGGCATCCAAATCCAAACGGTTCCTTCCTGGTTGAAATTGAACAACCATTCATTTGTGGTCTGCTTGGATTCATTTGTCCAACCTTTTGGAATATGGACAACATATCGCTTAATTTCTGTCGACAATGTCACATTTCCAGTTTTATATCCGATATTCCCTAATCGAGATCTTAGCATTATTCCATTTTTATTTGCCTTAGCATAAAAACTAATGGTTACATCTTGATTAGTCGTACTTCCGGGAATTACTTTCCCGAATTGACCCAGAGCTGGATAAGTAACCTTGGGATTACCTCCATCACGACCAGATGGATTCAGACCTATAATTTTAAGAGCGTTATATCCAAGATACTTACTTTCGCTATCGATAGTAGCCGTATATGTACTCGTTGTCCAAATTCCTGTTTTTGAAATATCCTGCTTGAATAGTGAGTTCAAGAATAGATTTCGACCGGATGCCTGCACACTCGCTATCTTACTAGAGAGCTCCTCAGCTGTTTGCGTAAGTTCTGACTTGCTGGCTTTACCATTGGCCAAGTTGGTCAGTTCTGACAGTCTACGAGTCGTCGTCTCCTCATACGTCGCTTGCGCTGACTTCACGCCAGCCAGTTCATTTTTAGTCCGGCTAAGTGCTTCAACTTGCTTGGCAATCTCAGTTTCAGCCTGTGCTTGCTTCGGTCGAATATCATTCGCGATAGTCCGTTTCAGAGCGTCCAAGTCACCCGACAGAGCCGTCTGAGCGCTCGTAGTCTGCGACTTAAACGCTTCAAGTCTAGCAACAGAATCCAGCTCAATCCGCTTAGCTTCCTGTGCAAGTAGGGTACTTGCGCCAGCCAGTTCATTTTTAGTCCGGCTAAGTGCTTCAGCTTGCTTGGCAATCTCAGCTTCAGCCTGTGCTTGCTTCGGTCGAATATCATTCGCGATAGTCCGTTTCAGAGCGTCCAAGTCACCCGACAGAGCCGTTTGTGCGCTCGTAGTCTGCGACTTAAACGCTTCAAGTCTAGCGACAGAATCCAGCCCAATCCGCTTAGCTTCCTGTGCAAGCAGGGTACTTGCGCCAGCATTTCGCAAAGCTTCCTCAGCCTTGCGCTTAGTTTCTTTCAATGGCCCGTTGTCAAAGCTATTAAATCGCTGATTGATAGTGTCAGACAGTTCTCTCTTGACTTCTTCAGCTCTGGCTTTGGCCAGTTCAATATCGTCAGAAATTTCCTGTCTAAGCAATCCAGCCTTATGATCAAAGTCTAAGTCAGCATTTTGAAGAGCCTTTTCAAGGGCGATTTCTTGTGCAGATTCTGTCACTCCAAGAATTGCATCGGCTGCGCTAGATAGGCCACCAGAAGCTCTAGAACCACCAATACCTGCCTTATCATCGAAAGTCAGAGAGATGTATTCTTCTTTTAAGGCATCGAACTCATAAGCAATAGCTTTCTTGAATGCATCGACATTATGTTTCCAGCTCTTGAGATTGACCGTGTCGCCCATATGGACCACTTGCCCATCAAGTTCATAAGCTTCAATCTTGATAGCATCAGAGACCTTGTCAATTCCCTCATTTGAGAACTTAGACTGTGCCCACTTCTGCAACTCTTCAACAGTTTTAGCATTGTTGTTCTCATACTCTTTTTCATTGATATAAGGGTATGAGTTGATAAGAGGACTATCAACAGTCACTCTGATAGTCGTTTCTTTTTCAGCACCTTCAGGTTTAAAAGTCGACTTTGCGTGAATTCTTGTGACAACATTCTGACTGTTTTTTGTGCGTTGGTAGTTCTTCAGATTTTTGTGCGTTGTAATAACAACACCACGATTCTCCCCACGACTCTTCTTGACAGTCATCGCAAAGTTATCACGAACCAGCTCGCCTTCCCATGTACCAACAATGCTGTGCTTACCGTCCAGCAATATAGAGTATAGGGTTTCTGTCTCAGTCGTGTTGAATGTCCTACGGTCCTGGATATCACTGTTGAATGAGAAGTCTCCAAGAGCCGTTTTGGTGTTTTGTACCATGCGAGAAAGAGCCATGCCACAACTCTGACTAGTCACACTCATTTGTGTGATAGATCGTTGCATCACATCGTCTGAAATGTGATAGGCTGTGATTTCCAGATGATCATTGTATTCAACAGGTTTCTTAATGCGAAATAGCTGCGCACCAAGAACAGGAGTCGGCGCTTTTATCAACATATCTTCTTGGATGAGCTGATAAATACCAGAGTCGGAAATGGGATATTTCACAGTTAAGGTGAAATCGCCATTCATGATCTCTTTAACAATCGCCGAAGTCACTTCATGAAGTGGCTCCCCGTTCCACCGAACGGTTCTCACATCTTTATTAAGTAGATAAAGCAATTATGCCCACCCCCAAACCGTCTCAATTTCAAGTGATTGAATACCTGGACCCAAAACAACCCCAATATTCTTCACTTTCGCTGGATCAACTGTGATAAAATCCCCTGACCATTTGACTGGCTTCCCTGTTGTTGTTTTAAAACTTGGATTGTCAGGATTATTAACCATCACAAGCGACTCAGTGAGTCGTTCAAGACGAATGACCTGACCAGCAATTGTAAATGAAGTTTCAGAAGCGCTCTGACCAACGATTGTGATTTTAGGAAAGGCAAGAGCAGAACCTTGAACGGTCAAAGTCCCACTTCTTGTCAATCTCTGTGTATCGGAGCCTTTAAAGTATTTTGTAGGATGGCAAGTGAAGGTTGCTTTGGTCATGTAAAGACCAGGTTGCACTTCTTCAAGGTCGCTCACATTGACCTTATAGCACCAAAGACGAGTTGTTTTGACTCGCTCACTCTCTAGCCAGAACTTTTCACGGATAAACAGACTCATAAATTGGTTCATCTGTTCTTCAGTAGGTTTGACCAAGTAAATCGTATAAGTTTTCTTGACCAGTTCCCTATGCTTGTTTGTCTGAACGATTGCCCCACTGACACCACCATGCTCCAAGAGAGCTGTCTTGCTCTCTCCTAGAGCGATTGAAGGAGAGTCATGGACAATGATCTTAAATGGAAAAGACGATGTCCTCACACCGTCAATCACAAGCTCATTATGCTTTATCATGCAAACCCTCCTCTCAATTGTCTCCTACGTTGTAATTCGTCAGCAATACGCTGAGCCACCTCATCAGCAATCCGACTGATGTCAGCTTCTTCTCTGACGGTGTTACCAGTAATAGTAATGTTGATGGTTGGTGAAGTTCCACCCATAGTTTGAGCGATACCTCGACCGATGGCTCCAAGCGTTTTGTCGTTAAGTGGCAATACTGATTCATTCCCAGCTTCACCACCAACCATTATGTTATTACCATTCATTCCAAAGATAGTTGGTTTCGTCATGATACCGCCTTTGGCATACCATTCGATTCCAATACTTGGAACACCTTGACTCAACCAATCTAATGGATTGGCCGAACCACTCACGTAAAAGTGAGGTAGTGGGATATGTGGCCAGCTGATGTTGAAGTTAAACAATCCTTTGATGGCTTCAATAGCTGAAGAAACAGCATCTTTTGCCCCATTGATAGCACCTGAAATGGTACTCTTGATACCTTCCCAAACACTTGATACAGTACTAGATATAGCATTTAACACATTTGATACAGTATCCTTGATGCCGTTCCAGACATTTGATACAGTTCCTGAAATACCGTTGAGGATATTTGAAATGTAACTCTGAATAGCTGAAAAAATAGTCTGAACAATGCTTTGCATAGCTTGCCATACAGTAGAGAATACTCCCTTGATAGTTTCCCAAGCGCCTGACCAATCACCAGTAATGATCTGCATAACTGCTTGGATAATACCAAGGACAACATTGATTGCAGTCTCAACAACGGTCTTGATGATTTCCCAAGCTGTTGTAATGACAAGTTGGATATTATCCCAACCAGCTTGAATGAGTGGACCTAAAATTTCCAGAATTGTGCTTATAACCGTATAGATAGCATTCCAGACAGTCTCAGCACTTGCTCGAATAAGTTCCTGGTTCTCCGTCCACCAAGCAACAACCGTTCCAAAGATACTCATGACAAAATTAGAAATTTCTGATACGACTGCATTGATAACTTCAAGAATCGCATTCCAAACGGTCGTGACCGCATCTCGAAAACCTTCGTTAGTTTCCCAGAGATATTTCACAATAGCAACAATTGCAGCAACTGCAGCAGCAATTGCAATAGCTGTTCCAATAATTGGCAATGCGGCAATTATCATTTCTCCAATAGATATTTTTAAAAACTCAGCAAGGGCTTGCAACGATAAGAATATGGGGGCTATGACCCCTACAGCAGTCACAACTGTTCCTAAAATAACAACAAAATCTTTTACTGGAGCAGGTAAGGAACTGAACAGCTCAGCTACACCTTTCACAATCGTTGCCAAGGTTTGAAAAACAGGAATCATCATTTCTAGAAGAGGTTGACCAATAGCAGATAATGCATTGGTCCCAGCTTGTTTCAGATTCCCCATCACGTTTTCTAGGCCGTCTGATTCTCTTGCAGCCTGTCCAAGAGCTCCTGAGAGTTTATTTCCGTCTTCGACCATCTGAAGCAAGGTCAATTGCTTCTGCGCTTCGCTCAAGTCCTTGAATGACTTTCCGTACAATTTATTTGCAGCGGCATTCCTGGTCGTTTCTGTTGCAGAAATGCCAAGAGCCGCATCGTTAGCAAAGTTTCCCTTCAAAAAAGATTGTAAGCTCTCTGTCACGCTCTCAATAGATTTGTCATAGAAGGCTGCACCGTCTGCTGCTGCCCTAGTTGCACGAGAAGTAAGATCCAAAGCTTCTGCTGTATCCAATCCTGAAGTCTTTGCAAATGAAGCCATCTGAGTAAATGACCCTTGTAAACGCTCTGGGACAATATCCATTTCCTGACCAATAGCATTCAACGCTTCTCTTGCTTGGGTTTCCATATCTCCGAAAACGGTAGTAAATTGAGCATTACTAGCTTGCATTTGAGCAGCTGCTTCTAACGCTTCTTTTCCTACTTCCACAAGCTTTTCTGAAATAGCACTCAACTTCTCACTAAACTGTTGAAGTAGTTCTGCTCTTAAATTTCTTGAGATTTCACTTAAACTTTCTTGAGTGCTATCAGCAGCAGACTTTGTTCCCTTCATCTCATCATTGAGATGATTAAAAGCAGTCTTAGCCTGATTTAGCTCAGATTCCATCTTGTTGGCTTGTGTGGAGTTCTCACCAAATTCTTTTTTAGTGATTTCCAATTGCTGTTCTAGATTTGAAATCTGTTTACTTACAATCTCAGACTGGGCACCAATCTTTTTCTGGGCAAGAGCATTTCTCTCGGCTTCACTAGCATTTGAACCCAAAGCACTTTCTTGCAGTTTGAATGAACTTGTCACCTTACTCATCTCTGAAGCAAGTTGACTCTGCTCATTCTGCAATTCTTTTAATTGGTTCTTGTTGTTCTGAGTAGCACTCCCATTCTCATTAAGCGCCTGATTCACATTTGCAAGCTTACCCTCATATCCTTTTAGGACGTTTTGAGTAACTTCGACTTCGCGTTGAAAGGCACGGTACTGATCAGCACCGATATCACCATTTTTGAACTGCTGTTCCACCTGAGACTGAGCTTGTCTCAAGGTTTCCAGTTTCTCCTTGGTCGTCGAAACTTGCTTTTGTAAGACCTCTTGTTTCTGAGTCAGGAGCGTTACGTTCCCTGTATCAAATTTCAAGGCCTTGTCAATCTGTCTCAACTCCTGACTTGCATCAGTAGCGGCCTTATTGACATTTTTCAGCGCCTTCTGCAAGGGTTGCGTGTCGCCATCGATTTCAATTTTGATACCTTTGATATTTCCTGCCATATTTCCTCCTTTCTCAAAAAATAGAAAAGCGCTGAGAGAACTTCTACGACTGATAATGCAGTCAGGGCAAGGAACTTGACCTCAGAATCACTCTCTCAGCACTCATTTTTTCTTTAAAAACTGTCAAAATCAGCTTGCGTGGCTTTCCGTTCGCCACCCTTATCCTCGCTCCGTAGATTCACATAATCCGTCTGATAATCCAGAGCCATTCCGATTGAAATGTGCTTTAGATCATCAATAGAAAGACCAGTTTCTTTACAGCAAGATAAGTAGGATTCTACTGTGAAGATTTCTTCGCTAGCTGATTCTGATTCATCTGGTGCTTTTTTGTCGTCATGCTCGCATTCAGCATTTCCATCAATACAGGCCCAACTTCCTGAATCGGAAAGACTTCCATTTCCATGAAGAATTGTTCATAAGGCTTGATGTGAGGATTTGCAGATTTAGCAAAGGTCCAAAAAAGACGGTTGAAAAATGTCATATCAAAATCTGACAGCATCGAAATGTCAATATCAGTTGCAGTCAACTCTTTGTCAGTTTCCAGCTTGTTCAATTCATTCATGAATGATTGATTTTTCAACATTGAAAACAAATCTTGAAAATAATCTTTCCCAAATTGTTGCTTGTAGGCGATAGGAGTATAGCCATTGGTCCCCAACTCATACTCCTGATCGCCAACCCAAACGATTTTACGCATAGATTTTCTCCTTAAGCTGCCACCGCAGTAGGTTCATACACTTTCTTAAACCAGTTGTCATAAATTTCCTTGTTATCAGCTGATGTGATAGAACGTTTAATAACTGAATCCAGAGGGCGAGGACTTGCTTTAAAGCCAAGTTCACGCTCGTTGACGTTTGTACCATTTTTGGTTTTTGAACCATTGCCTGGACGGCTCGCTGAACAGTAGTAAAGGACGTGACGTGTTTTATTCTTGTCCCCTGAAAATTCAAACATCAAGGCAAATGATGTGGATTCTGCATCAGCTTTTTCAGTCAAAACACCCGTCTGAGCATCTTTGATTTCACCCAAAATCTTAGTCGCAAACATTTCAATAATGTGAGAGATTTTGAATTTCCCTTCATACCCTTCGTTTGAGTTCATGAAGTGATAATCGATATCGTCTGCTTTGATTGGTGTTGATTCACCCCTTGGATCCAATGTCAATTCCATTGCTCCAGGAAAGCGGAAAATTTCATCGTAAGCAATCACTCCATCTGCACCAATTGATTTAATTGGCGCAACGTGAACATTTTTTAAACCAAAGGTTACTTTATTTTCTTGAGTCATGTCATTCCTCCTTGGTATAGATAGACCGTATAAGACTTGACATAAAGTCTTTCAGTCTCGATAAATGTTTCTTCTTGAACATCGAAAAAGAGCTCGTGGGTTGTCCACAGCTCTTCCAGACGTTCTTCCAAATCTTCATCCTTACTCTCAAAAGCTAGCTCTACTGTCACGCTCTTAATCTGATGATTAACCGTGTTGTCAGCTGCATTGATGGCTGGAATTGATTCATAATAGACCAGATAAGGTAGGTCTGGAGCGTTCCCAGTTTTAAACGCTCGATAAGTGACAGGCAAGTTTACCTGTTCCAAAATAGCTGCAAAGTCTGATAGCTTCATTTTCCAATCTCCTTGATTCGCTTCTCAAAGTTTTCTTTAACTTTCTCCTCAACAGGTTTAATATGTGGAAATGCCCGACTACGACCGCCATTTCTCAAAACATGCCCATTTTCTAGTAAGTGAGTTAAACGATAGGTTGGAGCTGCGTTGTAGATGACGTATGACCCTTTAGCATTTTTCTTGAAGCGCCAATTTCTAGCATACTTTCCATGACGTTTTGGACTAGTCGCTTTTAATTCCGTAACGGCTTCGTTTACAACGTCCTCAGCAATCAGGTCAATCTTATCTTCTACCTCAGCAGAGTACTCTGCCATTGCCTTTGCAATTTCATTCGCTAAATCACTTGTTAAGCTCATTTCAACACCTCTGACAAAGTCAACTCTAAAATTTCAGAATCAATAGGATAGGTTTTCAAGATATGATATTGCTTGCCTTCGAACTTCGCAAGCTCTTGATTCTCATACTCAAAATTTCGAATCTCAACGACCAAGCTCGGTTTAAGCCCTACCTGATTCGCCTGATAAAATTCAGAGCGAGTGACCCTCTTTTTGCGACATAAGAGAGTAACTTCAACATCTTCAGAGATTGGTTGTAGTAGTTTATCCTTACCTGTGACTTCCTTAGAGATCAGTGTGATTTCATGATTCCACATTCTTGACCTCTTTCTTTGATGCTATCTGTAAATTATGCAGTCGCCACTGAAGGTGACGTGGCATATCCACCCCACCCTCATAGCGAAAGGCTGCAAAATCAACTACAAACATTTGGTCTTCTGAGCTGTCTAAGTCAAGTAGAACTCCTAAGTTATCTTCTAGTTCTGTTTTGACAGCTTCGATGATTTTCTCCAAGGACTTATCGCGTAGTTTTGTTGCTATACCCAATTTTAGCTTAAGCAATTCTAATAATTGAACATTGTCCATAACTACTCCTCGTCTCCCTCTTCAGGTTTCCCATCTACTACCTTTGTTTCTTCCTTTTCTACTTCTGTAGTTAATGTGTCATCTTTCGACATATCCTTATCTTCTACATTCATCAAAAAGATAGATCCTGCACTATTTGCCCCATTTAGCAGAGTCTCCGCAAACTCTTTATCAAGTTTGTGCTTAACTCTAGGGTAATTATCCCCAACCTTATAGCAATGTTTCTTTGGGTCTCGTAAGTCCTTAAAAGGACGGATTACTTTATAGCTCATACGCTACCTCCTTAAGCTACAACATCAGTATATGTTCCGAAGAATCCAGCTTCTTCATCTGCTTTCTTAATATCCAAACGGATAAAAAGCCCAAGCAATTGTCCGTAAATGTCATTGTTCACCCATTTAACGGATACTTGAGAACGGTCAAACTCTTTGACGAACTCAGTAACATCTCCGATGAAGAATTTCATATCTCCTTCGTTTCCAAACACTGTATCATCTACTTTGTAGATTGTTTTCCCACCAAATGAATAGCCAGTAGGTGAAGCCACATCAGTTTGAAGCATGTAGCGCCCATCTTTGTCCTTCACCTTGTCAAGCGCAGCAAACATTGACTTAGTTACAACGATGCTTGCTTTATAAATTGATTTAAGCTTCTTGTTGTAGATATCTTTAATACCATCAAATCCAGCCGCATCTGCTTGGGTAGCTGTTTTGAGGACAGCTGTAACTAATGACAATTCAGTGTTTTCACCTTGATTGAACACTTCGTCTTCAACAATGGACATGATGTCATAGTCTGCGTCGTCAATCATTTCTTGTGACACAGGGACATATCCACGGTAAGTCTTGATTGAATAATCAATATCGCTGATTGCTGGTTTTCCGAGTTCTGGATTTGATTTCAATTCATCTGTTGAAACCATTACACCATCCGTTTTCTTGATAACTGGATATTTACCAGATCCACTATTAACTTTCACACGTTCCACAAGATCCAAAAGTGGATTACGTGTTTTATTAACAAAATGAGGTTTCAAAACTTCAGTAGGGATTAAAGCTGCGCTTCCTGAATCAGTAGTTTTCAAGCCTACAATGTCACGAGTTTGACCAGTACGAATGTATTTAGCGATTGCGTCACGTTGTTCCAATTTCTGTCCTCCACGTTTTTCTTGACTTGGGTAAGTTGGTGCTTTACGATTTTGCTCTTTGATTTGTTTATCTAACTCATCGATCTCATTTTCAAGCTGTACTTTTTCAGCTTCTTTTTCTTCAATTTCCCTTTGAAGACCGTCTACAGTCTTTTCAACTGCTGAAACTTCTTCATCATTTTTAGCACGATCCAACTTTTCTAACTCAACAACCGAACGTTTGTTCAATTCTTCGATAGTTTCTTCCAACTCAACTACCTTAGTTGCTTTTGCTCGCATACGAGCACCAAAGATTAATGCCTTATTCATAGCTTAAATTTCTCCTTAATTTCTTTCTTGCGCTTGTCTAGCGCTTCACGATTAGCACGCTTCTGACTTTCGAAGTCTTTTTGTCGTGCAGCAATTTCCGTTTGTGGATAGGCTGGGAAAGTACATGGACTCACTTCAAAGATTTCTAGCTCTAAGACAGTGTCCAAATATGAACCATCTTCACGTTCTTCCGTTTCGATTTTTACCGGTATAAAGCCAAAGCTACACCCTATAACATCTCCACGCTTGACACGGGCATAGGCCCCAACAGCTTGAGGATCATCCTTGTTAATGATGATATCTCCAAAAAGACCAACATCATCAACACCCAGTGTCAGAGTTCCGTTACCTGTTCGACCGAGAACAAGGCTATCATCATGGTTAAATAAAGCTCTGATATCAGCGTCTGTGACAGCTTTCTCAACACCAGCACGCTTGATTACTTCATGATAACCACGCCACAACTCCGTCTCTTCATCAAATTTTATAAAATAGCCACTCAACACCAAGTCTCCAGATTCTTCTTCTCTCGTTTGAAATTGAGTGGCACGATAGCTATTTCGCTTTTGCATTCTCTTCCTCACCTCCCTTCAGTTTATTTTGATCTCCTAGTTTCTCCTGAGGGAGAAAGTTTTCAAGAACAATCAACTCTTCCATCTCAGGATCAGGAGCCATCCCTAGCCAATCCCTCCACTCATTACGACGCATTGCAGCACTGTTTGCCATTTGTTGAGCAACAGCAGACAACTCCGTAATGTTGTAAGAGAAGAGTGAACGAGGATTTAGCTTGAAGTAACGATTGCTAGACAAAAGTAAGTCCCTGGTTAGTGTTTGAGTAATAGTGGTAGCAATACTCATGACAGTCGTATTTACAAAGTTGTTATACTCTGTCTTGTTGAACTCTCCTACACCCAAAATAAAAGCAGGTACTCCTAATAGACCTGCAACTGTTCTTTTATCCAATTCCACAGACTCGTTTAAAGCGATGTCCGTTAGACTAAGCGGTTTTACCTGCTGAATGTCCAGCAATGCCTCTGGAACAATCCATGGAGCGCCAACCCTGCTAGTACTCAAATACTTCTCAGCGATACGCTCACGCCCTTGCTCCGAATCTAGTTCAGCACTAGACGAGTCTACTTTAACGATAAGACTAGGAATATTCTTCCCGTTCATAAAGCTTTTTTTAGTCTTGGTAGCCATGTTCAAACTTTGAACCACATCTGTCAACGTCACCCTAAAACCAGTACCAATGTATGGAATATCTGGATCTGGATTGATGACGAAGTGGACTACTTCATCAGGGGAATATTCTTCACCCCTAAATGAGATTACATAGGAATCCTTATCTGTTTGGAATGAAACCTCTCTCATCGGAAATGGTCTTAGATTAGAAATATAATCCGTAACAGGTTCATATTCCACATGTAGGACAGAGTTCCCATCGCCATATAAAAGCAAATCGCGCACAATCTTGAAAATCCATGACTTCCTTGTCATGTGTTTACACGGATTGATATCAATCTTTCTAGCAAGCCCATCACGGATTCTGATATCACCTTTATCTGTATTCTCCATCAAGTGGATGGTCATATTAGAGACCAAATCAGCAATCTTATTAACCGCTGTCACCACATCTGGATTTCTGGCCAAAGGTACATACGAGTCCATCAGGTTTGACAACCCTAAATCTGAATGACTCAGCATGTTGATTGACTTACTTGGCTTGTTTCGTTTCCAAAACTTTTCAAAAATACCCATGTTTCCTCACCTCCTTTCTAACGAAAAGTATTTTGAAAAAGTGAATCAAAGTGTTTATTTCTTACGATATTCTGACTGACATCAATTACCTGTTTTTCCCATTTTACTGTTTCAGCCATCAAATTTTTCATATGTCTTTGACGAATAGTTACTACTTCCCCGTTTAAAATTACTTTAACTCGCCCTTTGTTGATCAGCAAGTTAATTTCATGTTCTGATAATACTATTTCATTCATAATTCACCTAATCAAAGAATCTCATCACATCACCACCCTTGCCAAGATTAGCAAGAGCCTGTATACAAGAAAAGACGCTGGCATCAAACAAGTCAATCCTTGCAGTCCCACCGTCTCCATCTAATTTCTCATATTGCACAGCATCGTCCACCTTTTCAATTGCTCTAACATTGCTCACACAGTATTCGTAAGCATCAGAATGAAGATAGTAAAATTCTTTATTCTTAACTTTAAACTCAATCCGTCTGAATCCCTCTGATTTCAGATAAAAAAGCTGAGGTTGGTCAATCATCTTGAACCGAGCTTGTTTCATCTTCGTCAAGAACTCACGGCCAAACTTCCTATCCATTCCGACAGCAGCAATCTTGAACCCTTTCTCCCTCATCTTGATGAACCATTTGACGATATCATCATAGAGGACGGTCGGAGTGTTGCTCATCGTCAACCAACCGTCAGACTGCCACCCAAAGAGTGGAATCCCGTCATCATTAGCTTTTTTCTGAGCATTAATCCGAGGGAAGAAAGCATGTGTGATACAGATATCAACGTCTTTCTCACCGTCATGATAGACACCATAGAGAGCAGCAGCTGTTAAGTCGTGCAATCTTGACAAGTCCGCACCACCATACCAACGAATAGGCAAACGTGCCAGCTCTTCTAAACTCCAATCGTAGCAGCTATCCGACGCAATAAACTCATCAGGATTAAAATAAGCGTTCATAGAGTTAGTGAAGATATTCAAGGTCTTATTGAAAAACTCATTTCTTGTCTGAGGATCATTCATAGCCTGCTCTGCTTCTTCCTTGAGAGCCTTGAGCGAAACCGTGACACCCCATGACGGATTAGCCATCTTGAGGATATTCTCGTCCAGATAGTTCACCACGTCCCCATCAGCAGATTGATTAGCCTTGCAGATGAAGATGAAAAATGAATCATCAGTGACTAATTGCTTGAGCACCTTTTGACAGTATTTCAGACGGTTAGCAAGGAACCCGGTAGGAATATCCCCAGCCGTTGAGATAACAAAAAGCATACTGTTTCTGTATGCTGACATTGTTTTTTTCATAAGACCATGTTTCTTACTGTTCCTCATTGTGTGAGCTTCGTCCAAGATGATAACATTTCCGTTCAAAGAGTCCAGACGGCTCTCATCATTCGCTAAAGCCTGGATAAAGAAAGAACCTTCATCACCAAAATTGGCGGTGATAGAGTGTTCTTGGTTATTATCCTTGATACGAATGTTCTTATCGTTCCAGCGTTCAACGTTGAATCTTAAAAAACCAAAAGCTTCCATCGCTTGCTTGACTGAGTTAGCAACGATATAGCATTTGGAACCGCTATCTGTATCTAATATCTGATAAGCAAGTGCGATTGCAGCAGTAAACGAGGTCTTCCCATTCTTCCGAGCAAGCATGATAAGCGCTTCTTTGAACCTGCGCTCATTCGTACCCTTGTAGTAAAAACCAAACAGATTAACTACAACGAAATGTTGCCACGGTTGCAAAAGCAATGGCTTGTTACGGATAGATACCGCAAACATATCATCGCCCTGCTGATGAACTATCACGTTCTCGATAAAGTGAATAACAAAATCCACCATATCCTCATCCATCTCAAAGGTTGGATTTTCTAAATCACGGAAAAAACGTTCAGCAGCAAGGATGTTTTCTTCGCAATGTTCTTCTCGGTGAGTTAAGACGTGTTGAGCGTATTTTTTAGCTTTATCAAGATTACCCATTGCCAGTCACTCGCTTCTTCTTGATTTCGTTCTTGAACTTCAGTACCTCAGTAAGAACTGACTCACCCTCTTGTTCTACTACCTCACCGAGCGACTTAGGATTCATCATCAACTGATTAGAGTAGCTGAGTATATCTTTCCTCAAAATTTCCATCGCTGTCAAGATTGGAACTTTGCGCTCATTTTCAGCACCAGCCTTATTGACGTAGGTGTCTGTTACTGGATAACCCATATCAGCATAATCTTGAGCAAGTTTCTGATACTGGTATAACATACCTGCAAAAATGTCAATGATCATTTCGAACTCTTTACGATAAGTTCCCAAGTCTTTCATCTGCTTGACCACTTTTGACTTAATCGACTTTGCTGTAATTGGTTTAGCCAAAAACTACCTCCTTTCGTCAAAATCGCTTAGTTTTTACCCCCTTTTTGTTTGAAGGCCCCCGACTTGGAAAAAGTTCCCTTCACCGGTACCCTACTGGCCAAAATGATTTTTCAAAAAGAGGGGGGGATTAAAAATTTTCATTTTTCATTTTTGAAAAAATTTAAAAATTCTTTTTTTCTTTTTTTCTGCCAATACAATCCTTGGTTGATTACTCTATCGTTCACTCTATCATGAAACGTATTATGTTTCTTATTCGTCAATGGCAAGCAATTCCATTCAACAAATTCAAGCTCAGGATATTCAGACACAGGAAAGATATGATGTACCATTTCTGCTTGAACAGAAATTCCGTAACGCAAACTTTCTTGGCAAAGATAATCATGCTTACGCATTATCCTATCACGGAACTTCTCCCACTTCTTAGATTTCAAGGATGGTCTGATAGGTTTGTTATACATCTCAAACCTCCTTTCTCAATGCTAAAAGGGACAGGCCTTTGACCTATCCCCTCCTCATACAAGAAATCTATGCTACCATAATAAACCTTTTTTTGTGAGACTTCAAGATGTCTTTTGTCTCAATCTGATTCTTTAAAAAAATTATTCCATTTTACTAGTATGGCTGTTAACGGCATATGCATTCCATTTACAAATGCTGTTTGAGTATATCCAACAATTTCAAAGCCAACTTCAGGATTGGCATCAATATCTTTATTTAATTTCTCGAAGGCCTTTTCTCCAAGAAAATCATCACGGTATTCTTTTACCATTTTTCACCTCTTGTAACTATACCAATTTTATCCCTCACTTTCACATATCTTATATTTTGTTAAACTCACTCTAAATCTCAAACCCTTACTAATCATAGGTTTTGAAGACTTTCATTTTTTCAGTTTATGCTTAACTCATTATGTGAAAGTAATATCTAAAAAATTAAATGACAAAGTTCCGTAGTGCGTCATCAAGCTCTGCTTGCTCTATCCCTATGTATCTCAGGGTGATTGCAGGTGATGAGTGATTGAACATTTTCTGTAATGTTCCTACGTCCTTTGTCTTGTTGTAATATTTATAGCCGAATGTCTTGCGCATTGTATGTGTGCCAACATTATCAATGCCAAGTTCTTCAGCTGCTTCATGTATGATTTGATAGGCTCGCTCACGAGTGATCGCTTTATTCTGACCTTGCCTACTCTTGAATAAGAAATGATGAAATGGTTTGCCTTCAACATATCTCCTCATTTCTTTCTTGAGTTCTTTTGTCATCCGTCTTGTTATCTGCTTGCCAGTCTTCCGTTCTCTCAGTTTGATGTGCCAACCTTGAACATCTTTAACTTTCAAGGTAAGTATATCTCCGACTCGTAAGCCAGTATTCAGGCCTGTGATGAATAGCATATAATACATCTCATTCCATTCTCTGAGATAATCTTTCATAGCTTGAATATTATCATTGTCTTTTATCGGTGATACAAATTCCATAACTGCCTCCTTTCTACAAAACAAAAAGCCAGCTGGTTGCTGACTCATGATGTTCCTCTGTTAAACAACTTTTCTGTAAAAATAGGATAACTCCAACATGTGATTTGTGTTTTTGTTTTCAGAAGTTCATGCTATCATAATAGCCCTTTTTTTGTGAGACTTCAAGATGTCTTTTGTCTCAATCTTATTTACAACTCACCTTTCATTATAGCGTACTGTTCTAAGATAATCCTTCTACGTCGATAGATTGTAGCTTTGCTCATGAATTTCTGTTCTGCTATTTCTTCCCATCTCAGTTGAGGGTATCTCCAGCGTAGATTGAAAATTTCTTTGTCCTCCTCGACTAGATTGCTTAAGAGTTTGTTAATAATCCCTTTAAATCCTTCAAGAAATTTTAAAGTCGGATCATCTGCGATTCTGATTGCGATAGTTTCGGTAGGTTTGCTTATTCCTACAGTTGGCCCACTTTGAGCATCTGGGTTTCTGGTTTCTAATTCTAGCCTTCTTAAGTCTATTGTGCGTTGAATGTTTTGAAATTTGAAAAGTTCTCTGTCTAACGTTTTGAGTTCTTCGTCGCTCAATTTTTTCAATTTCCACCTCCAAGTTTTTCAAAAATGTAAACAAGTTATCAAATATCTGAGAGAAAGCCTTGCGAATATTAGAAACTGCCTGATTAATCATTTTAGTTATAGCTTCAATTTCTTCAGAACTTAATTTCCGTAGTTGTTTGTATAATTCTTCTTGCTTTTCTTGTATCTGCCGTTTAGCTATCTTCTTCTTAATTCTTTTGTTCATTGACTTTTATTTCCTTTCTTGGATCTCAATCCCAAAATCGGATATCTATTCCTAATCATAACTCATCTACCTGATTCCTCCGCATTATACTGCAACCATACTAAGCATTCATATAGATCCCTTGCTTGCCTTTTGATGTTGCTTAATGATAGACTGCTCAATTTATCATCATTTTGTAAGACTTCTATCTTGAAATTTGAAATAGCAGCAGTCAATTCTTTTTCTTTTTTTAAATTTTCACTACATGACATCACTCCACCCCCTCAAAGTAACTATGAAATTTACTTAAATTGACAATAGCGACCTCTTCAACAGAATGCTTTCCGATGTCAAAGTCTGGATCATTCTTCCCAAACTCTTTTTCTATAGCTTTTTCAGCCAGAAAAGGCAAATCGAATATACTTGCCCCATTTCTTAAAGCGAGCGCTTGACCGTATTTGTTCACTATTCGATACCCTATATCAAACGGTCTGATTTCCCTTGGGACTTTTATGCATTTACTTTGATTCTTCATTCCTTCTTCAAGTGTTTGTGTCATCACTCCACCTCCTCAATCTCAATTCCTTCACAATCAAACACCCATCCGAGGCCAGCTTCTTCTAGTTGTTTACGGGTGTGGGAATATATAACATCGTCTAAACTAAAGTTTTTTGTAAAGAAATACCTTTTCAAAAGTTCTCCATAAACCAACATATTTCCTTTAATATTCCCTTTAATCTTAACAAAATACCGCTTCTCTTCCTCGACCTCGTAGCCGTCAAGCCAAGCAAGACAGAATTTTTCGATGTTATTTTCGTAAAACCAATCAGGAACTTTCTTATCATAATGATCTTCAATTACTCTCATTGCACCGTAAACATGAAAATTGTTTTTCTTTTTAAATTCTATATATTCCGCCACAAACTGCGGAATTTTGACTTTTTGGGGTTCGTCTAGTTGTTTCAACTCTTTCAAAAAAAGTTCAACCATTGAAGTATAAGGTACAGGTTCATAAAAAGGGCTGTGTTCATTCCACAATTCTTCATACTTCTTAATCAATGCCTTAATATTCATCTTAGTTTCCTCTATAAATCAAATAAACTGCAATAATTACCTGAGCCATGCTTGGCGAATAGCCAACCCAATCATCAAACTCCTTAGATTTTGGCAACCAATCCTTAGTAGCTCCCAATTCATAGTCTGTAGGCTTTTCATCAGCGAAGATGCATTCCATCGCTCCCATAAACGTCATACCATCTTCTGCCATTTCCCAAAAATAGTCCGCCCGGTCTTTCACCGCTTGTGGTAAATCTTGCTTGGGAGGTTGCGGCTTCCCGTCTTCTACCGTCCAGTTGTATACTTCATTAACTTTTTGCTTTAACTCTTCCATCATCTTCCAACTTCTTCACTTTCCGTCTTAATTCTCATTATCTTCCTCCTCGATTTTAATAACGGCCCTACCGTTTGGGTGTCGTCTTTGGTGTGATGTGTAAGTGTAATACTTTAACATCCTTTCAGTAATTCCTGTCTCGCTACTGATCTGCGCTAATGTTCCAAGCGTAACAAACACATCACCTTGATATAATGCGTAGTCAGCCATCTGCTCCTCATTTCTTCAAATACTCAGGGATTTCATGACCTCAATCTCAACCTCTATCCGTGGATTTAGACTGTAGAACTTGCCTACATCATGTAGCGCTATCTGACCGTCGTCCTGGAAGACGATCCCTGACATGCTGTCATATAGCGCTTTTTCGTAGTTATCTATGTCAGGCTTTTTGCCTACTGGTATAATTTCATCCAGGAGGGCCTGTTGGTTCTTCTTGACTTTAGAAATGTACTGAGGAGGTTTGATATAAAATCTAAGCCGTGTCCTCAAAGCTCCCTCAAGGATAGGCTGACCCATGTACTGATTAGCAATGAGCAGCTGGCAATGATTGCGCCATGTTTTCATATCCTTGTCTTCGTAAGTTGTGGTAAAACTCCCACGTCTTGCAAACCTTGGCCGTGATTGAGGTTTAGGCTCAATGTTCAGGGTCAATTTCATTCAAGAGCCCCCTTAAATCCTGCCATCTCAAAGAGATTTTCTCTGTTTTCGTTTACGAACTCAAAGAATTTTTTAACCTCTTGTAGCGTCTTGATGTTGCTCTTGACTCGTGTTAATGAGGTGAAAAATACATCATTTTTGGGAATTGCCTTAACTTTGCACTTGTAGACCGGTTCAAAAAGGTCACCATTGTCATCTAGTGTAGGAGCCGTGTCTTTGTTATCAAAGCTAATGCTCATATCATAGTTTAGAGTCGTAACGACCTCTATTTTTTGTTTCTCAATGATGATAGCAATACGTTCTGTCGCATTGATTTTACTTGCCATGTTCTTTCTCCTGTTAAAAAAGTGTCGTTTGCAAAGGGTACACATCTTCAAACGGTACTCCAAGTCTTAGACAGTCTCGTTTGATGTCCAGTGTAGAGATGACGTACTTGACGCCGTTGTTTTTCTTGTCATAGTGTGGAAAAGTGTACCCGTCATTTTCAATTTTGGTTTTAATGTCCGTTTTGGTTTCAGGTTTCCAATCCACCCAATCCGTCCACTCCATTCTTGTCCTCCTCAAACTTTACAAACGTTAGCCAGTGTGTGGTGCCTCTTTGCTGACCAAATAAGGGCTTGAATGGTATCACCTCTAGTAATTTCTTTACATTTATCTGACGGTCAGACCATTTAAAGACTAGTGTGCCGCCAACTTTTAGAACTCTCAGACATTCTTCAAAACCCTTGGCCAAATCTTCCGACCAGGTAACTTTGTCCAGCTGTCCATACTGAGCTTTCATTATCGAATTAGGTCCAGCCCATTTTAGATGTGGTGGATCAAACACAACTAGATTAAATGTGTTGTCTTCAAAAGGCATGTCACGAAAATCACCGATAATATCAGGGTCTACATTGACCTTTTTGTCATGTATCTCAAATGTTTCTTGCCTAATGTCCATAAAAATTGTGTGACTTTCGTTTTTATCAAACCAAAACATACGACTGCCACAGCAAGCGTCAAGAATTTTAATTTTTGACATATATACCTCCTAAAACGGCAAACCGTCATTTGGGAGGTCAAAGGGGTTAGGATCGGTAAAAGGTGAGCTATTCCCATTTTGGAAACTGTTGCCTTGTCCGTGCTGACTGTTGCGACTCTCTAGCAGAGCTACACTCTCAGCGATTACTTCAGTCACATATCGACGCTGACCGTCTTTCTCGTAAGACCTAACTTGTAAGCGCCCTGTGAGGCCAATAAGTGAGCCCTTGCTGCAATACTGAGCAATGATGTCAGCTGTACCTCTCCAAGCTTGAAAATTGATAAAATCAGCCTCACGCTCTCCATTTTCGTTTTTGAAATTGCGATTGACTGCAAGCGTGCCCTGTAAACTAGATACATTATTAGGCGTTTTTCGTAGATCAGGAGGCGCTACAAGCCTCCCAACCAGTGTGACGTTATTGATCATCTGATTTGTCCCCCTCTAGTGCTACGCTCTCCCAAGAGATACCCTAAAAACATCCATAGGATAGCCATCCCAATCTCTTTGATAAAATCATTCATTATTTCTCTCCTTTGCATTCATAACATACATTTTGACCTACATCTTTTCCCTTGATTATTGATAAGCTACCACATTTCTCACAGCTGATTATGAAACCTAAACCATTTGAATTAATACTGCTTATATTGTTCTCTGAGGGAACTTTGTAAATAATCAATGCGGATGTATGCCAATATTCAGCACTGACTCCACTGTCAGCGACAGCAGACACATTTGATTGAAATTTGATGTCAATCAACTTAATGCCTGGATTTTCGGCAAGCCAGCTATTTATTTGGTCGTCAATCGCCTCATGATGTGGATAATCACATGAAAAAAATACGGTTTTAATCATATTCCCCTCCTGGATTGTGCCACCAGATCATCAGGTCTTCCTGATTATCTCTGATGTACTGCTCAAATATTTCAAAGTGGACGATAGCATGTTTTAAGCGTTGCATACCCTCTCCAGATTTTGAGCAAAAGCTGAAAACTTTAAAGACAGGCTCAATCATGTCAATAATTTCTACGACTTGGCCATTGAGGTTCCAGACGCTATCCTCTCCCACCTTAAAATCTAGGATAAACTCATCCCCTAGGTTGTGGATAACCTGCAATTTCTTGCCGTCCGAGTAGATGGCTACGCTGTCAGATATTTTTCTGATGTCCATGGTTACCCTCCCCATTGACTCTGGAGAAATATCCCAAGATTTTTCTATCTCCAATTTCCTTTTTTCGCCATACAGAGTCGCTAATAGGTCCTCTATTTTTCCTATTAACTCATCAGGCACCCCATATTCAGCCAATTCTTCTGAAATTTTTTCAATTTCTGTCATACTTACCACCCACATTGTTCATTTAGTTCAGCCTGAGTTAATGGCTCGATACGTTGATAACCGCTGACTTGATAGTTCTTTTTAAAATCAAATCCGAGTTGACTTAGACCAGCCTTGAAACGGTCTTTTTCGGCTGTGTCTACAAAATACACCTCTAAAGTCATTTTTTGGGCATATCGTTTTAGGTCATTTTCAGCCCCTCTAAGAGCGTTAGGCTCATTTTGGAGGATTTGTCCACCGTCCAAGATTTTGCCCGTTTCTGGGTCAAAATTTGGGGTTTCCGTTGATTTTGGAGCCTGTTCTTGCTGTTTGGTTTGTTGGGCTGCTAAAAGTTCCTGACTTTCTCGCTCTGCTCGTTCTTGAGCCTGTCTGATTTCTTCCTTTTGCTTTTCAAACTCATAATCAGCTTTGATTTGTCCAAAGACTTCAGCAAGAGTCAAGTCTTTCAGCTGTCTAATGTAAGGTGAGTCAGTCATGCCATACTCAGCACATAACCCTGAAATAGCTGACTTGGCTTTTTCAAATTCTTGTTGTTTCTGAAATTCAAATGTGACCATGTCATCAAGTGACTTCATAGTGGCTTTTTTAAGCGTCACGCCATCTGCCATAAAATCGCTAGCTTTGACATACTCAAGGGCCTTTTCATCAAAGAGACGAGGATCCAGCATGTACTCAGCTGATTTGTTGGCTAGGTAGCCTTTGACTGTGTCAATTCGGACAGCCTTTTGATGTTCTTCAAACTCTTTGACATCACCAGCAATTTTGGTAATGATGTCTTTTAGAGGCTGGATGGCATTCTTGACATACTTGTCAAATTCATCAGCTGGTTCAGATAAGACTTTCTTATTCCTGATCCGTTCATCAGAAACCTGCTTGTCTAATTTTCGTAGATCGGCAAGTGTCTGCTTGTCATCCTTGATAGTTGCAGCCGTAACCGTGTAATTTTGATACTTTGCTACAACCTCATTGATATTCTGCTCAAATTTCTCACGGTCAATGATTTCAACCTGTGCTTGTGTTACTTTTACCTGTAATTCTTGCATGTTGTCCTCCTAATATTCAAGTTCACCGTCTAGCAACTCGCCCTGGATTGTTTCCTCAGTTTGAGCAGGTTCGGGATCTGCATGATTTGCCTCTTGCTCTTTGTTGAATTGCTCAATTTCAGCCATCTTGCGTGCTACGACATCCTCACGGCTCTCTTGAGGTGTGACGTCTTTGATACGGTCAAATGTCTCTCCACCGTCGTCCTCTGTGTACATGTTCCCCAAGTCCTCAGGGAAAGCCTCTCTAAGAGCATTTACTAGAGCCACTTTCCTGATCATGGTAGCTGGCATGGTGTTCCATGTACTTTGTTTCTTGTCATATTCCTCACGACTGACAACAATTTCCACAGGTACCTTGAAATTTTTGCGGTGCACTCTAGCCCATCCGCCTATCAGTGTATCTTCTGGGAGCATGATTGCCCCTTTGCGTTCGTGCATAACACCCTCACTGTCTACTACCACTACTCCAGCCTCAAAGCCTTCATAGTCTTTACATTGGGCGGCACGTTTCAAGAAAGCCTCTTTAGAGACAATCAAGCTAAACTCTTTACCCCCATTACGGTTTGTGTAAGCTACAATGTAGACCTCGTTAGCAAATGGGTTAAGATTGCGACCTTTACACAAGGCTAGCGCCTGACCTACTTGTTTTTCAGTCAGTAGGTTTTGTGGGTCAAAATACTTTTTGATGTCTGCCCCGGTCAATAAACTTGGGTCAGTAGTGATGTTACGTTTTGTCTGTGTTGCTAATTGATTATTAGTCATTTTCTCTCCTTTTTCTTTTAGTAATTAAACATTGTCCCACAGTATCCAGCTTCTTCTAATGCTAATTGGTTCAAATAGTGTGACATATCGCTAATACTCATTTTTCTAACCATTTTCTCGGTTAGATAATCGCCATCAATTTCTTCTCTCATTGCCTCTCTAAGTTCTTGTTTCCATTTTTTGTAATATAATCGTTTTTTCATTTCTTTCTACCTTTCGTCTTCTTCAAATTCCAATTTTCACGCTCTAAATGCTCTCTATTCATAGGCTAACAATCTCCTACATAGATCCATTGACCAGCGCTGAAAATCCAATCAGCTGGGTCACGTTCTTCTCGTTCTTCAGGCGGTTGCATTATGTCTCTGTCGTAATCAAACATGAGCATACACCTTTCCTAGTTCCAGAACTCGCTTCACATATCTAGCCTTGGATGTTAGCCCAAGATCCAGCAATTCGTTTTTTTCTTCATGATTAGCCAAAAGCCATACACGGTTTTCAAGTTCAATTCTAGTCATCTTCCTGCTCCACATCTTCAATTTTCACTTCGCTATTTAGACGTTTCATGGCTTCATCTACCGACTTGCCGCCCAGGACGTCCTTGAGCATGTGGCTTACATCATAAAACGATTTAGCTATGGTTCTTCCTTTTTCGCTATCAGGAACCAAACCGAGGTCTTGCATAAGTAGGAATGCTACGCTTGCGTCGTGCATTTCTTTCTGAAGCTGTTTGATTTTTTTGATTGTTTTTAGTGCTTTAAACATATTGTTCTCCTTGTTCTTTTTCTTTGTAGATTGCCAATTGTTGCTTCAAGTCATAGTTTTCTTGCTCGAAAGCAAAGCGACGCTTGCGCTCCTCAAATAGGTCGTTCATAAGTTCGACTGCTACCTCTCTCCAGTCAAGGTTGACTGATTTAAGAACTCCTTCGAGTCTGAGTTTTAATTTAGTAAGTAGTTTCATTAAGCTACATCCTCCTCGTTGTCGAGCATTTCATTTACAATTCCGTTCCAAATGTCATAAAAACGATGATTTTCTGGGATGATAATTGGTTCATCTGGTTCTAATTTTCGGCCGTAAACATATACTGTGACTTTCATTTTATCTTCCTACTTTTTTAATTATCTTCATCTTGTTTAGGCAAACTAGGAATTGTTAACGACCCTTTTCTGTTGATAAAGTATTGAATTAAAGAAGGATGATCGTCACTCCATCTTCCGTTGTATAGCTCTAAAAAAGTTAGTAGCAATTTTTTCTTTGCAAATCCTTCGATATCTTCTGATGTCAAATCTGATTTCTTCAATTGTGTCAACATTCTGTTTTCATCAAAAACTGATGTTGTATACAAAGTCCATAAAACAGATTGTAAAAATGGTTTGTTAGGCAGTTTTGTTTCGTTTAAAACGCGTTCGTAGAACTTACAAAATTCTCTTAACTGTTTTTCGTTTGAAAATACATAATCGCCTTTTTTTAATTTTTTGACTACGTGTGCTGCCGTACCATCACGTCTTCCTGAACCAGCTACGATTACCATCTTGTCACTAAGCAATTCGTTCTCGTCTAAAAATTTAGCTAATTTAACAAATTCAGGATCTCCCTCTAAAGCGAACGAATACACATAATCTTGTAATGCCCAGTTGACAGCTGATGTATTCATCGAAATTACTGTCTTGAAATTAGCGGTCGGATCAATTATGTAGCGCACTGGTTTTCTATGTTTTCTCAAGTAATAAAGACGATGTTGCCCGTCGATAACTTCCATTTTTTCATTTACCAAAATCGGCTGACGTTGTCCCTCAGAAAGTAGCTCCTCTTCCAATTTAGGATTTTCAGTTATTTTTCTATTACTAATTTTGCGAAACATATCATATTCAGTAGTTGTTAAAATTTCATTTGTATTTAAGTTCATATTCATGTTATAATCCTCTTGTAAAGTTTTTTAGTATGCGCCTGATTGCCGTCAGGTGCTTTTTGTTGTCTTCTAGACTGTCTTACTTTCCATTGCCCTGAGTTCTATCTCATGGCTGACTTGTTTCAATAGCTTCTCACACGCTATTTTAGCTTCTCTGTACGTTGTAGATTCGCTGATGAAGTAGTCAGCAAGTTCGATAATTTTATCTTCCATTCAACCTCCTATATCAGCCTCAAGACTGATGTAATATCCTCCTAAATTGCTATAATACTCTTGACTAGGACCTCTCACCGTTTTAGTCAAAATTCCAATAGAAAGGAGGAAAACTATATGTCTCGTTTACAACCTAGACCTCAAAAGAATTATCCTAACTACAACTGGGATGATTTAGATCGTTTTATCCAGGATATTCTAAGTGATCCATCGTTCAAAGTTTGTTGCGTAGACCCTGCACTTTATGCTATCCCTAAAGACGAAATTATTGCAGAATGCATAAGTGCTGGTTATACAGTTGAAGAACGTGAAGATGGCATTTTAAACATTTCATGATTAGCTAAACTAATGACTTGCGATTCAAGTCTAAAAAGTCTCGCTACTAAGTCTATCGATTGTCCGATAGGCTTTTTTCTTTTCCCACTATACGGATATCGTCTTGGTCTCATTTCCTCACCTCCTTTGTATTTATTTTTTCTACCCTCTCTTTTATTTATTTAGAGAAGTAGAAGTTTGTTCTAAGTTAGTATTTATTACTAAGTTAGTGCCGTTAGGCTTAGATTATTGTATAGTTAGTACTTGTTATTTATTAGTTATTATTAGTGTCGGATTTTTCAACTTTTGAACTTTTCAACTTTGTAAAATTCAACTTTTGAACTTTTCAACTTTGTAAAGTCAGTAAGTTGTAAATGAACCCTTCTACTATTCTGTGGATAACTCTTTTTCAAGATTGCTTACCCAATACTCCCAATAACTATCTGAAATTGGTACATCTTGAACTAAAGGAAAATTCTGGATACCTTTGCCACGACCAAAGCTCTTGCGATAGATACGGATATAGCCAGCCTCTTTCAGCTCGTCAAAAGCTGCCCTGTGAGCGTCACGCCCATTCCTAGAGCGTTTTGAAAGCTCATCAATGTAAGGGCGCCATGTATCCTTATTAGACATCAGTACCAATAGCAACCCTTTAGCTTGCAAGCTCAATTCTGAGTTTTGAGCTGAGTGGTTGTTCATCTGAGTGTAGTTCTCGTTGGTATTCCTGATTATATACTGCATACCTCATATTTAAGCCCCTTTCTGTAACTCTCGCTTGTGCATTCCTAAAATGATGTCATAGTACGAATGACCAGCAGGGATGACATATCCTGTCAGATCGTCAACTTGAGAGCCATCTGCCATGATGTTTACAATCCGTGGCTCCCATTCCTTTTTTACTGTTTTCATGATATAATTACCTCGTAAAGTATTTTGCTTAGTCCCTCAATGGAATTGCCGTTCCAGAGGGGCTTTTTGTTTTTATCCTGTCAAGTATTCCTGATTGAGAAACTTGTTGATAAAGTACTGTTGGCCCTTACCAGTGACCTCAGTAGTTGTACTGACAGTTGTATGACCGTCAGCATGATTGATGTTTGTCTTTTTTAATTCAAACAGACCTAACTGCATGCTTTTTTGTGTTGGTTGGTTCCAAGACTCTCCACGACGACTAATTAGGTAGCCGTTAGAGCGTAGCCATTGAAAAAGTTTGTTTTGACCAATGTCAATCCCATTCTGTTTCAAAATTTTAGCTAGTTCACCAATCAGACAAGATGACTTACTAGCACTGACTGCGTCGGCAAATAGCACTTTAGGACGGTCAGCCTCAATCTGAGCCTCCAGCTTGTGGACTTTCTGATCAGCCATGAGCAATGCTCTTGCCATAATCTTCTCAGGACTGTTGAAGTCTTTTTCTACTTGTATAAAGTATTGTCGGATCTCTGCTCCTTTAATCGTCCTAGACATCATCGCCAACTGCTTAGCCATATCCAAAGTTAGAGCATAATCTTGTAGAGGTTTGATAGCTCCGTTATTTACAACCGTACCCGTTTGGACACTTGTAAAATCTTCATTCTCTATAAATAATTTAGAGTTTGCTTCAAACCAAGCGCTAAACCTTTTCTTGACCTCTAGTGTCTGATGTAACTGCCTAGCTGATACTACTGGCTCCTGATTCTCATTCAGGGTTACGTTGATGAGTTCATTCATGTGAGCTCCTTTCTATGCTATTTGTTCACGAACATGAACTTTAGGTGTAAAAAAATATTCATGTAATTGATTTACATCAATATCTAACAACTCTGAGGCTTTTGCCATCTCAAAATCTTTCCAAGGAACTCTATTATTCATCTTTAAAGAGATTGAGCGCTCTGAGAGCCCCATTGCTTGAGCAAAGTTGTATTGAGTGCCATACTTTTCAACAATCTTTCCTGCAAGTTTTGAATAATCGTTACTCATTAGCTTACTCCTTTCTTGTTCATTTTTCATGAACTATTTTACAAAACATATTTTATCACGTTGAATGAACCTAGTCAAGTAAAAAATTCATTTTTTATGAACTTTCTCTTGAATTTTTGTTCAAGATGGTTTATAATAGGCTTATAAACAGGAAAAAGGAGGAGGTTTCATGAGGAGCAGCAACCCATCTGAGCGACTAAAACAGCTCATGTCTGAAAGAAATTTAAAACAAGTTGAAATACTTGAAAAATCATTACCTTATCAAAAAGAATTAGGAATAAAAATGGGGAAAAGTACCCTTTCTCAGTATGTTAATGGTGTACAGTCTCCTGATCAACACAGAATTTACCTGCTTTCTAAAACACTTGAAGTAAGCGAACCTTGGCTTATGGGCTATGATGTTGAGAAAAAACGTATACCAGATAGTGAGCGTAACTCAATATCAAATGAACAGCCTGAAATCTTGCCGATCTACAACAAACTAGAAGAACCAAGGCAGGAGAAAGTCCTTGACTTTGCTAAAAAACAACTGGAAGAACAAAAAAATTCCAAAGCTAGCTCTATCTTTGACAAGTCTCAAGATGGCGATGACTACATTACTGATTACGTAGAAGGCTTGGTTGCAGCAGGACATGGAACGTTTCAGGAAGACAACCTCCACATGGAAGTAAGACTGCGTGCCGAAGATGTCCCTGAAGACTACAACACTATCGCTAAGGTGGCTGGTGACTCCATGGAACCAATGATTGAAGATAACGACCTGCTCTTTATCAAAGTCACGAATCAGGTAGATATCAACGACATCGGCATTTTCCAAATCAATGGTAAAAACTTTGTTAAAAAGCTGAAACGTGATTATAACGGCGGTTGGTACTTGCAAAGCCTCAACAATAGCTATGAAGAAATCCACCTGACAGAGAATGACGACATCCGAACTATTGGGGAAGTTGTCAGTGTGTATAGGGAGAAATAACATGAGTAACGAAAGTAGACCGATGGAAGTGATTAAACACAACCTAGATTGCAAATGCCACAGACGAAGAGAGTGGATTAGAGTTAATGATAAGTGGCACGCTATCGAGTTTTCAGTGGATGACCCAAACGAACCTCCTATGACCGAAGAAGAAAAGGCCAACGTGGCCTTAATTCTTCAACAACACTTACCGAAAGAGTAAAAACAACTGTTTCTAAAATAGATATAGTTGCAAACAAAAAAAGCCCCACGCTCAGAAGTTTGGCGACCGAGAGCATGAGGCTAGTACTTACAAGAAAAACTTTTCAAAAGATATTACCTTTTGAGATGTTTTCTTGTACCCATTTTATCATTTTTTAGGAAATTTTGAAAGAGGTACTACTATGATAACAACAAATAAAGTAGCTATATATGTCAGGGTGTCCACTACCTCACAAGTTGAGGAGGGGTACTCTATCGATGAGCAAAAAGCTAAGCTCTCTAGCTACTGCGATATTAAAGACTGGAGCGTCTACAAGATATATACTGATGGTGGTTTCTCGGGATCCAATACTGACAGACCAGCACTCGAGGGACTTATCAAAGACGCTAAAAAAAGAAAATTTGACACAGTTCTAGTCTATAAGCTGGACCGTCTTAGCCGTAGTCAGAAAGACACGCTTTACCTGATAGAGGATATTTTTATAAAGAATAATATAGCGTTTTTGAGCCTACAGGAGAACTTTGACACCTCTACTCCTTTCGGAAAGGCCATGATTGGGCTACTCTCTGTCTTTGCTCAGCTAGAAAGGGAACAAATCAAGGAACGTATGCAACTTGGGAAAATAGGACGGGCCAAGGCTGGAAAATCCATGATGTGGGCTAAAACATCCTATGGATACGACTACCACAGAGAGACAGGAACTATCACTATCAATCCAGCTCAGGCTCTGGCTGTTAAATTTATATTTGAGAGTTATCTGAGAGGGAGATCAATTACTAAACTGAGAGATGATCTGAATGAGAAATACCCAAAGCATGTGCCTTGGAGTTATCGGGCGGTCAGAACCATACTCGATAACCCTGTCTATTGCGGTTTCAATCAGTATAAGGGAGAAATTTATCCAGGTAATCATGAGTCGATTATTTCAAAAGAGGAATACGATAAGACTCAATCTGAGCTAAAAATCAGACAAAGGACAGCAGCAGAGAATGTCAATCCTAGACCATTCCAAGCTAAGTACATTCTATCCGGTATCGCCCAATGTGGATATTGTGGTGCTCCTTTAAAAATTATGTTAGGCGTAAAGAGGAAAGATGGAAGCAGGTTAAAAAAATATGAATGCCATCAAAGGCACCCACGAACGCTGAGAGGCGTTACTACCTACAACGACAATAAAAAGTGTGACTCAGGATTTTACTACAAAGACAAGCTAGAGGCTTATGTACTGACAGAAATCAGCAAGTTACAAGATAACGCTGGTTATCTGGACAAAATATTTTCAGGAGACAATGCTGAGACCATAGACCGTGAGAGCTATAAGAAACAAATAGAGGAGCTATCAAAGAAACTGAGCAGACTTAACGATTTATACATAGATGACCGCATTACCCTTGAAGAATTACAGAGCAAGTCAGCCGAATTTATAAGCATGAGGGGGACTCTTGAAACTGAACTAGAAAACGATCCAGCGCTCAGGAAGAACAAAAGAAAGGCTGATATGAGGAAGCTGCTAAACGCTGAGAAAATTTTTTCAATGGACTACGAAGGTCAAAAGGTACTTGTTAGAGGGCTTATAAACAAGGTTCAGGTAACAGCTGAGGACATTGTTATCAATTGGAAAATATAAATAATTTTAGTAACCTACATTTCAATCAAGGATAGTAAAACTCTCACTCTTTTCTATCTCATACATCCTTACCGAATGCAACACGAGATCACGATACTTCCAAGTGCTGACCAGATACTCAATAACCTCTTGGTCCTCTATCCTGCATTCCATAAGTAATAATAGTTTGACCGTGTATTCATTCTTCAAAATCGGAACCTGATAAGTCACATCTACCCAATGCTCAAAACCTAAGTCTGTCTGCTCTACATTTGCTAGTTCAATATTTAAAATCTTCATTTTTATTCCTCCTACTTATCTATTCGTAAAAGAAGATAAAAAGTTATGAAAAAATCACTATTTTTTTATTTTTAACAAAACACCGTTTTTGACAATAATCAAAAAATAAAAAGGAGCTATTATTAACAAAATGGCGTTTTTGGCAATAATACCCTGCCATTCCTCCTCCCTATTCTTCATGTAAACGCTTTTTTGAAGAATCAGAGCAAATAAAAAACCGCAAGCCTGAGCCTGCGGTGAAAGAACAATTTAGAAAGTTTCCTTTCTATTTATTTAACTGTAATCAAGCCATCTGGCTCTACTGTGAA